ACGATGATATTATGCCAGAATTACAAAATACAGATGAATCGGACGATGATATTATGCCAGAATTACAAAATACAGATGAATCGGACGATGATATTATGCCAGAATTACAAAATACAGATGAATTAGATAATGATATTATGCCAGAATTACAAAATGCAAATGAATTAGATAATGATATTATGCCAGAATTACAAAATGCAGATAATGTAAATGAATCGGACGATGATATTATGCCAGAATTACAGAATGCAGATAATGAATCAGAATTTAAGCTAATTAAGTAAAAATAATTTATTTATGCTTACAATAATAAATATTGTAAAAATAAACAAACAAGTAAAAAATATCGAATATATATTTATCTAAATTTATATTATATTAACTATCTTATATATTATATTAACTATCTTATTTCGTCCAGAAATAGACAGCACTTATATAAATTATTAGAACATTCTTTTATAATTTAAAATTTATAATTTTCATCAACTTCTGACGCCCATTTGAATCTTTTTATTAAAACTTTTGTAAAAAGTTTTTCAGGTGGAATATCAAATTTTTTTATAAATGCAAAAATAATTCTAGGATCTATATAATTATTTTTGGATGTACCCAATGATACATTTTTCATTTTTTCTTTAGTTTCTCTTTTTAATCGTAATGTTTTTATCTTAGTTTCAAGTTTACTTGCTTTTTCTGTATTTTTATTTTCCATATATTTTTTCTTTTTATTTTTTAATTCTTTAATCCTACTTTCTATTTTATCAAGAGCTGTATCTAATGATGTATTAACATTTTTTTGATGATTACATAATAATGCAACTGCAGTATTAGCCTGATTAAACATTGCTATAAGATAATTTAATCTTTCATTTGAGTCTATTTCTTCTACTTTTTCTTTTTTTATTTTATCTATTTCTTTTTGAAATAATAGACTAGCATTAAAAGTTCTCCATACTTTTGCTGTTAATCCTTTTAAGAAGGAACTAAGATATTCATTTAATATACTAGAATTAATATGTTCAAATAATTCCTCTTTTTTAGTTTTATTTTTAACAAATTCTTGTAAATTTTTATATACATCAGAATGAACTCCAACTTTACGACAATATCTCACTGAATCTTTACCCAAGAAATCTAATCGTATCATATTATTATCTAATAAAGTTAAATGTTCAACCCGTAATGAAGTGACACCTACAGTATCTGCTTCTTCTTTTGTATCTTTATTACCTCCTACACGTAATGCAAGATTATCAATAAAATATAGAGCGGTAGCAAGTTGTCTATTTTTAATATCCATATCATTTAATTGTTTTTCATAATCTTCACGTATCTTTGATACCTTCTTTTTTAAATCTCTGGCTAAATCAAATTTAGATTGGTCACTCTTAGATTTAAAAAATGAATCTAAACTAGTGAAAATATATTTATTTTTACCAGTTATTTCTTCTTTCCAAGAGGCTAACCAAATAACATTTCTATCATGAATAATTTCACCCCATTTATGACCGTGTATTGGAACTTTTGGTATTATACTATCCTTTGAAATATTTAAAGTAACATCCTCTGGCATTATACGTTTTTTTATCATTCCAATCTTCGGATGGGTACCACGTCCTAAGAAAATACCAGGAGGTTCTATTTTATAATTACCAACTTGTTGTTGAACACCATCAATAATACAAAATTTATATGGTTCTTCAATAGCTTCTTGTTTCTTTTTAATATCTTCTTTCATCTCTTTAGTAACTTGTGCTTTATTGTCTTTCTCTCTAGTAAGATAATTTTTAATAGGTGTGAAATCAATTTCACTAATATTATTAACTATCAAGTCTTTTGGTAAGGTTATTTTAAATTCTTTCCAAAAATTTTTATTAAATGTATTATTTTCAATATATGGCGTTCCAATAAATCGGGCATACATTGTAGCGTATTCTTCAGCCAAATTTGGTAATGTTATATTTCTTCCATTAATAATAACTGGTATTCTATGGGGCATATATTCGGGGGGAAACATTGGTCCATTATGTTGTAATACAGTCCATTGTGGAGTTCCACCACCTAATAATAAATTAATTTTCCAATGTTTTGAATTACAACATTTATAATTATTAGTACAACCAATGCGACATTTATTTTGATATTTTTGCATATTATAAATATAATAGAAATTTTTTATATTAAATGCATTTATAAATCAAATTATTAAATTATATTACTTCTCTTCAGATTATGATGTCATAAAACTATTTTATCAGCAAATAATTTTCTAGTTTATACTAATGAATTTGTTTTACTTTAAACCCTACCAATTTAAACCTATACTTATTATTGTCGCTAAATTAGATACTGAAGAATCTGTTGAAAAATTAGAAGTTTATACACACGAAATATTTCAAATATTAATAGATGAAAAAGAAGCGGATGAATCTAATATAATTATTTTTAGTGTAATAAAAGACCATGAAAAATCTACTCTTAATTTAATCCTACCATCTATTAAATCTAATATAAATCTCGTTACTAAATTGGAAAATGATACTCAATTAGTTAATAAAATAATTGTTAGAACTCTAATGAAAAGTAATACCAGATTATATTTTGAATTGAAAGAAGATAGAATATTAATTCATAGTAATAAACTTAATTTAGAACAATTAATTAAATACTATTTATTTTAGATAAAAATATTGAAAATAATAGCAATTTGTCTTAATTTATATTATATAATGCAATCCGCAAAAACTTTATGGTGTTCTTATCAGTATACTGAAAATATGATTAAATCAATTGGTTATAATCCATTTCGCGAGAATCATATACATTCTTGTAAATATGGCAATACTTGCCGAGGTGCTCACAATGAGAGTGAAATTAAATTATCCCCTGAAATTGCAAAATTTAATAGTTACAATAAAGAAAAAATAGATTGGGTTAAAATATATTTAGATATTATTAGTGTAATTAAAAGAGATTCTCTTAAAATAAAATGCAAAAATATTAATATTGATGAATCATCTAAAAACTTTATTACAATAGTTCAATTATGGAAACAACTAGCAACTGAATATCGTCGTATTTATAAAGATGAAAAATTATTTGCTACATCTGGATATGATTATATTGAGGATATTCCTCAATTTAGATTATCTGAAAATTATGAAGATATTATGTGGTCATTTGAACGTATGACACAATTGTGTCCAGTTTATACTAATTTTATATCTTCAATTGAAATGAAAAAAAAAATTTCTATTCGTGATATTTGTATTGCTCCAGGAATCAATTGTAAAAATGGTTGTCATAAAATGAATGAAATGATATGTATTGATAATTTTATGACAGGTGAATGTAAATGTGAGACTGAAGAAGAATATCAAATACATTATACAAATTTACAAACAAAAATTAAGGAAACTATTGATGTAAAAAAAATTAAAAAATTTCAAGATAAATTAGATTTATTGATATCATCGCGTTCAATTCATTATAATTTTACTCCATTTATTACATTATATAGTAATTATATAGAATCAATTAAACGAGAACAAGAAAAAATTAAAATGATGGAACAAAACTTAATAGACTCTGTTAAACTACAATCTGAGAATATTAAACCAGTTATTAAACTTAAAAAATTAGGATGTAAATAAAATATAATTTTATGATATATATATAAAGATTATAATATTTTATATTATAAATGACAACTGAAATAATTAAACAATTTAATGAAATTCTAGAATCTTTTATTATTCAAATTACACCTATTATTGGGTCTTCTGCAAAAACTAAATTTGATTTATTAATTAAAGTAAATTCATTATTACCAATTGAAAAATATTTACTTCATGCACTTCCAATGCGTGATAAAATTATAAATCAAGACGAGTCATATTTTAACAATGAACAAAATCACAAAGATGATGAAGTCCTTGATTTAATTATAAATATTAAGAAAGTATATCATATGATGGATAAATCATCACAAAAAAATATTTGGGATATTTTTCAAGCAATGTTATTTCTAGGTGAAGAGTATCTACGTATTAAATTAGGAAAAAACTAAATTATATTAATTTATTATATTATTAAGCTTACTGATAAAAAGCGGGATGTATATAAGACCGATTAAGTGTGTATATAGTTTTGCTCATTAATTTGCAGCAAGCTAAAAAATTGATATTTAGATTTTAAAGTCTAATAGTATTAAATATTTTATGTCAGAGTTTATTACATATGATATGAATTTGTACAAATTACTCAAAATTAAGAGTAATAAACGATATCAGATGAAAGATATTAAAAATATTATTTATAAAAAAGTTATAAGTACTCGAGATATTAATACTTACTTCCCTTGTATTAAATGTTGTTTTTGTGGTAAATGTTCTGTTAATCAAGAACGTTTACTTGAATATATTGAAGCAAATTTTGTTGAAAGCACCCCAAAAAATCTTTCATATTATTATGAATATACACAACAACCAGTTGAAATTATAAAAATGAATTTTGAATAATTCGTTTAGATAGTTAATTAAATATATTATTTATATAATGTTTAGTACTACTATTAATAAATTATCTCCATTAGAAATATATAATACTATATTGACTCAATTTCAAACCATTAAAAATTCTACTTTTTTTATTAATTATACTATGATTCCTCCAGGTGAATTAGTAAGTATATCAAATATCATATCAGATAGTATAGAAAGATTAGGTGAATTATCATCATTATATATAAAAAAACATAATGATAGTGCAATTTCTATTAGTACAATTGAAAAAATAAAATGTATGTATGATCTTCATAATGAATTATTGTCTCATTTATATAATTTTGGGAAACTATCTAGTTATGTAGTAGAGGGTATGAAAGATATATCAATGAGTAATAGTATTGCTGATTTTACTAGTTATATTCATTATGATTTTATTAATCGTCATAAATTAATTATATTACAAATATTTGATACCATTAAAAAAATAAATGTATATTGTACAATTCTAAAAGATAAATTTTAATATTACTTTTTATTGAAAACACTGTAATTTCCATCATAAAAATCACTAAATTGCCACGATTTATTAGAATTCTTTGGCCAATCTTTTACTTTAGTTAAACCAAATTTACCTAATATTGGTCGTGTCCATTTAACAAATTTTTTTATTGGCATATGCTCAGGTAAAATAAATCCTCTATAATCTTTCTTTTCCATCAAGTCAATAATATGAAACATAGAACCCATATAGCCTGCTAATACCTGAAGAATTGTTGAATTTATAATATCTTTATATTTATTATCAAATAATTTACGAGCTTCTTTTATATCTAATAAAGAACCAACCCAATATACTTCTCCATCTTCAAAAAATAGTGTACATCCTAATTCATCCATACCATTCTTAATATTATCTATTAACATTTCAGCATTATCTTGAAAATTCATATTATTATTAACTACTTCTTCTAATGATTCCATTGATGCTTTACATGGTTTATAAATATAGTAACAACTTGGTTTATATTCCACTTTATCCACATTATTTTTAAGTGTAAGACTTTTAGCAAGAGTATAACATTCTTCATGACGAATTAACATACCCTTCATTTCCTTACTAATAGGTGTATAAGTTTTTGCCCAACTTTCCAAACCTTTCTGGTCTACAATATATTCATATTTAGAAGATATTTTATTATTAAGATTTGCTGGATTTTCTTTTTCATGCGTACCCCAACTAAGTTCCAGATGATGAAATGCCTCATCATACCACGATTCTCCATCACCAGACCATGTATTTAAATAAGTATTTGGTTTCTTTGGTGTCATATGTATTTGATTATCATTTTCTGATATATGAATTGTTTTTAATCCAAGTTTTTTAGCTAAATCAGCATAATTTGTATATTTATAGTTATGTTTTATTTTATTTATTCTTTCTAGAGCATAGAGTGCCCATATACTTACATTTCCTGGATTACAACCCATACTTACTACAAAATTACATTTCTTCTTATCATTCATACATGCTGCTTCAACTACTTTAAATCGAGATTCAAATGTTTCATCTTTTGGGTCCATCTTTTCTAATTCCCAAGTTTCTATTGCAGAATTAGTATATGATATACCATATTTATTACATAATATGTACATATCTTCTGTATTTATATCGTATGATGCATCGATTATAATATCGTCTTGACCTAATTTTAAATCTTGAATAAGTATTTTCTCATAATTATCTTTGGTAATTTTAACATTAATTTTTTTTATATTAGGGTCTATATTTTTGAATGCATATTGTAATTTATCTATAATTGTTATATTTTCTAAAGGAATATTAATAAATTCTCTTAATAATGGAATTACACTTGTACCAATACCTCCTGAACCAATTACTACTAATTTATTATTAAATTGTCTTTTAGTTTTATTTTTAATAATATCATCTAAATATTTTTTTCTATCCCTAAATTTATTTCGAAATTTATTTTTTAATTTAGTCATTATATTAAATTATAAAATAATCTATTGTAAAAATTTCATCTAAAATAACTTATTATTATTTATAATGATAAATTAAAAGGTAAGAAGATTTATAATTGTAAAGAATATAAATTAACAATTGATAGAGACACGAATGCATGTCGTAATATCTATATAATGGCTAGTTAGAAGTCATTAAAAACTTGAAAATATAATTAAAAGTTAGAAAAAATATGAAGATTTTAGTCATATTTTATTATATTTTATACGGAATTTTTGCATATAGATGTACCTATAAACAGTGTAATAAGAAGGTGCATAGTAGCAATAATATTAGATGTATAAATATTGAGAAACAACTAAGGAATAATAATCATCAGAATAAAGATAAATATTATACAAAAAATCTTAACAGAAAAAATAAATCTAAATAATAGTATATGAGTTTAAGAAAATCACCAACTCAAAGTGCAACACTATATAAAGTTGGTACAAAGAAGGAAGGTAATGATGGAAACACTTGGATTATTGTAGCTAACAAAAATAATATTAATAAATGGCAATTATATAAAAAATCTAGTAAAACGGCTATAAAAGAACCAATAAAAAAAGCTAGTAAGAAAACTAGTAAAAAGGCCAAAGAAGATAGAATGGAAAAATCTAAAAAGAAAGTTATTAGTATGAAAGATATAAATTTATTAGATATGTATAATATTCCAAAGATTAAATCTAATGATTGGAATAAATGGATGAAAAATTGGAAGCCAAATCAAATCAAAGGAGTTAATAAAATAAGAGAATCATATGATAGTATTCAAAAAGAAACAGGAATCATTGTAATTGAAGTCATTCTACCAATTAGTTATAATCATATATATTGGATTGATTATGTGACTGATTATTCCAAATCATTATATCCAGATCTATTTAATGATAATAATGCATATATGATGATAGTTTATAAACTAAATGAACGATTAGAACTGGTTAATAGTATTCACGGACAACATAAAGGTATATTACGAAACTATAAAAAGAGTTTATTAGAATATATTGACAAATTTAATAAAACTCCATATTGTAAATGTACATGGACTGGTAAAACACAAGATGTAATAATATTTAATATATAAAATACAAAATAAAAGATAAATGGAATTTTTGCGGTATACTAATATGTCGTGCTACATCAGGTCTGCAAAGAGCCATTGCAAGATTCCACACATGATCCAAAATCAAGGTGTAATTCTTTTAATTTTAAGTATTTGTGTTTTGACGAATCAAAATGTAATTGTGGTTCATTAATTTTAAATCTTTAAGGGTGTAATAACAATTTCCTTCTTTTTAATTTATAATAAGATAAATAAGGAGAATATTTTAATAAGGTAATGTCATATCTCTTGCAAAAGCACATTTAACTAATTCAGTTGTTTTCATAATAATAATTTATTAGAGTTTTATTAGTTTAGCATAATTCAACTCTCTTAACAGAACTACATCAAAAATTATATCTCTTGTCTGATCATTATACATCAATAGATATATTACCATTACATTCTAACAAGTGCCATGTTCATTATGAAATAATTCAATATTGTTCTTAAATCTTTCAATTTGATCGGGTTTAGCAGATGCCATATAATTATATTTAGATATTTTATAAATCTATATAATGTATAGTCATACGTCCCATTACATGCAACCTATAAAAGCAGTATGTGTTATCGTATCAAAACAAATAGAAGGTGTAGTATATTTAGAACAACAATATGATATAACAACTATATCAGGTACAATAAAAGGATTAAAACCAAATAGTCTACATGCTATTCATATTCACGAATATGGTGATTTGACAGAAGGATGTAATAGTTGTTGTTCACATTATAATCCTCATAATATGAATCACGGAGCTCCTTATTCAGCAGATCGACATGTAGGAGATTTAGGTAATATAAAAACTGATATAAATGGAATAGCAAAATTTGAGATTGTTGATACATTGGTACGATTAGATGGAAATCATAATGTGATTGGTCGTTCAATTGTTATTCACGAAGATCCTGATGATATGGGAATGGGTAATCATATAGATAGTATGACAACTGGACATGCTGGGAAACGAATTGGATGTGGTGTAATTGGATTAGCACGAGTAAAATGTTAACATATAATAAAAACTTTGAAAAAATAATTTATTAATATATAATTTTAATATATTAATGAATAGTATCGGACTTATTGTAAATATTAATAAATATTCTAATTATTTTCAATCTAAAACTGTTACAACTATATGTAAATCTATTGAAGAAGCAAAAGATGAATTGATTACTTATTTATGTGGACAATTTGATAATCTTAATATTGACTTTCCAGATAATATTAATGATTTTGAATTAATTTGGTTTGATAGAACATATATAGATGCTCCTAGTTTTAGTTATAAAATCTTTACAACTCGATGGGAAGATCCATGGGATAGAGAAGATATTTATAGTGATGTACTGGTTAAAATGTTGGAACAAGATAGCAAGAACCCACCTGATTTTGAAGAATTATATGGTGAACCCACTGGTGCCGAAGAAAATGAAGATAGATTTATGATGAAACCAGAAGAAAATGATGAAATTAAAGAATTGGAAGAAAAAATGCGACAAATTATGAAAGAAGCTGCTATGATGGATAAATCTAATTTAGAAACAATTAATATTTAGGATTTTTTAGGTCTAAAAAATTTAGATTTTTAGAATTTAAATCTAGTTTATTTCTAACATTATCAATCATAACATCTAATTCTGATTGAATTAATTTATCCATATTATATGTTTGTTTAAGATTATTTAATCCATTTAATGAATTTTTTAAATCAGCTGTTAATCTAAATACTGTTACTGCTGCTTTTTCTGATTTTTCTTTTAACATATTATCATTATATTCAAATGCTCGATTTAATACAAGATTAATAAATTTTAAACTATTATTTCTATTAGAACCCTTGAACCATCTTGTAATAAATTGAAAATAACTTGTATCAATATTCATATGTTTCATATCGCCATTTTGTATTAATTTGTCACCAACATCTATTTTTGATAATAAGGTAAGATTAATAAATATATCTTCTAATGATAAAATTATATTATTAATATCAGGGTCTTGTTCTTCAACTGGAGTAAGAGGTGACACTAAAGTACTTGGTAAAAATTTAGAAGCAATGTTTTTTAATGAAAAACTTGATGATGAGGAAATATTATCATCCATTATATCTAATATTGTTAATATATTTTTATATGTTTTACAATATTTATAATATATTTTTATTTATTTTTTTTAAAATTACTATATATTTTTATTTATTTTTGTAGGTAATCCGTGACCAAATAATATCATATATACTAATATTATACCCCCTAATAATATACTTCTATCTTCTGACTTTTTTTGGTCTTGTTTTAATCCAATAAACATAATAAGATATAATATTACACCTATAATTATTGTATGTAGTAACATCATTAATCCTCTCTCTTGCGAATGTTCCATTTATATTATTAATCTATAAAAAATAAAATTATATTAGTTTTCATAATATCACAAGTAAATTTTAGCAAGCAAATTAATAATCTTTTTCACTGAAAAATGGGACAAACTCAAATAAAATAGAACTTTGACCCCTAAGATTTTTTATTTATATAATCATTTGCTTGTGTAAATAAATAATTAAAATAATTCTTCAAATGATACTTAGATATCTTATATTTAATTATATTATCTATTGTTATTTTTAACTTTATGAAGTTGAAAAGTTAAAGTCTATATCAGAATAAAAGAAATATAGAAAGAAAGCAAAAAAAGGTGTAATTACATGTCCTACTTTTCAATAAAAAGATGTACTATGAAATAAAGTTTTATGTTTATCTATTTAATAGATATAAAGACTAGAGAACACATATTATTATAATGACTACTAATAAACTTCAATTTGGTTGCTTTAATGTTAAACTAACAAATACAATGGGTTCATCTGAAACTGTACTATGTAAGCCTTTAACTCAATCAGATTATGCTGATGGATGGCAATATGTATTACCTGTACGTACAAAAAAATCAGATCTTCATAATTGGAATGTTTCTTTAGCTCAACTCCCTCCTCATCTATGGGAAAAGTGTCGTACTTATTATAATGATGAGGGGAAGGAATGTTATCGTAAAATTAATGATAATATTTATGTATATAATGTAGTAAAGACTGATTATGATGATATGATGCGTGAACTTTATCGTCATCTTCATGTAATTAATCCTGATAAGAATGCTATTCATACACTTGTTAATGAGTTGAAAGATAATGTATCTGGATGGTTATTACTTCGTGCTAATAAAATTCTTGCTTAACAAGTGCTTGACACAAGTGCAATTATTTTGGAATTTTCTTTTCTAATTTTCTAGTATTCCAATAGTTTGAACCATATGATATAAATATTTCATCATCCTTATTTATATCTTTATTGGCTGTTATTTGTATTCCATCATCTTTAACTTCCCAATCAGCAGATGGAACATCTGCATGATTGTACATTGAACTATAACCAAAAGCAACAATTGCTTTATTATTAGGTTTATTAAAAATATAATCTCTAACTATTCCGGTAAACTTATCAATATGGTCTTCTATATAAGGTGAATATTCTAATATTTCACCTTCCTTAATATCACGAGCTGCATATACACCATTACCTCCAAGAGGAGATTCTTTAATATATAGAGTATTAAATGGACTAATATATGTATTAGACATATTTTCACTATTACATTTATGATTTAAAATGTAAGTAATTAATGAAAATATAATAATTATAAAAAAAAATGATGAACGATTCATAATACTATATATTAGAAAATATTTAATAAATTTTTTATATTATATGATTTATCAGTATAATTTAGTTAAAAATAAGTCGATATTTTACACTTATAAAGAAAAATTACATTTTATTTTTTATATTTATTTATACTTAAATAAATATATAATAATAAATAATATGAAAACTCTCCACCAAACTATGGATTATGGTAACCATATTATTTTAGATTTATATGAATGTGATGAATCTAAATTATATTTTTCAAACTATAATATTCTATCATTTATTGATTATATTATTAAAAGTAATAATGGAACTATTGAATCTTCCAATTATCATATATTTCCAAATGATGCCTATACCATAATGGTTTTATTATCAGAGTCGCATTTTACAATTCATACTTTTCCTGAAAATAAATATGTATCTGTTGATATTTATACTTGTGGTATAAATGTCTTAACATTTAATATTGCAACTAATATTATTCAATATTTTAAATCAAATAGACCAGTTGTCTATCATATTATAAGAAATAACTTTAATAATAATGAAGAGGTCAAATACAATGCAAATGATTATATGGTAAGAAAAGATAATATGACTATCTTATTATCAAATGTACGAATTATTAGTAATAATAAAAATAAAGTTGTTTTGATAGAAGATAATATTGAATATATAATTGATAATAATAATATCATTGACTCTCATTAATGTCATTTAAATAATTTTCTAAACTACTATTAAATGATTTTTCAATATCTTTTCTTAATTCTCTAGAGTTTATTGTCCTATTAAATGAATCTAATTGAAAATCTTCAATACTTATAATTTCAGTACCAAAAACTCTTTTATATCTATTAGAAAAAGAAAACTCTATATACTCAGACATACAGCAAAGCTAATAAATATATTAAATTCTTTGATACTTACCGTGTTTTAGCTTTTGGTGCTTCTGTTATAACGACTTTTGGTGCAGTGGCTTTTGGTGCAGTGGCTTTTGGTGCAGTGGTATTTGGTGCAGTGGTATTTGGTGCAGTGGCTTTTGGTGCAGTGGTATTTGGTGCAGTGGTATTTGGTGCAGTGGTATTTGGTGCAGTGGTATTTGGTGCAGTGGTATTTGGTGTAGTGGCTTTTGGTGTAGTGGCTTTTGGTGTAGTGGCTTTTGCTTTCTTTGCCCTATACTTTGATAAATAATTAAATAATAAATAAGCACCAACTACAATTAATGCCATTTCAACTAATGATAAATTTTTATTAGAAGTTAAAGATGAAGGGGGTTCACCGCCTAATAAACTTAAGTTTCTTAAACTCATTATATTTAACTATATATTTTTTTTTAAATATTAAAAATAATTACATAAAATTACGTTTCATATATATATATATATATATATATATATAACTCACATCAAAGCCAATAGTTCAACTATATTTTACACAACATGTTATTAATTTTATTCCATATATTGAAAGGTAATACACATGAATCTAATCACGAACATGAACTTTGTGATTATAATAAGACTTTATATGATTAAGAAGCAAATTAATGATATGACTCTATCAATAATTAGTCCAAAATAATCTAAAAGTTATACTTGTTGAATAAGGTTGACAAAAGCAGATTTGAAACAGTAAGTTGATAATTGCTCTACTCAAGAAAGAATATTAGGTATAATTAACTCATAACTTCGTTAATTATAAAAATTGATATAATTTAATATAAACACAAATATATTATTATTATTAATGAGTTTTAACTATATTGGTAGTAAAAAAAGTTTAACCGATTTTATAGAAATCCCAATTAAAAAAATTTTAGAATCTAGCCATAAAAAAAAATTAAAAATGTTAGATGGATTTGCAGGAACAGGAACTGTTGGTAAATATTTTCATATTAAATATAATTTTAAGATTATAGCAAATGATATGGAATATTATAGTTATATTATTAATTATTCATTATTATGTGTACCTTTTACTGATAAATTAAAAGAAATTATTGGTATGCTTAATATGGAATTAAATGATAATAGTATAGATAAAATAAATGATAATTATAATATGATAGCTATGAATTATAGTATGAAGGGAGATGCTAAAAGAAAATTCTGGACAGAAGAAAATACAATTAATGCTGATTATATTCGTTATCGAATTGATAGTATGTTAAAACAAAATATTATTACAAATGATGAACATATTTTTCTTGTCACTTCATTATTACAAGCTATGGATGAAACAGCTAATACAGCTTGTGTATATGGCGCCTTTTTAAAAGAATTTAAAAAGAGTGCATTAAAAGAATTAGTATTAAAACCAGTTCATACTAATTCTTTCATATCAAAAAATACAGTTTATAATTGTGATATTAATAGTACGAATATATATAATAATAAATATGACATCTGTTATTTAGACCCTCCGTATAATGAACGACAATATGCATCAAACTATCATCCTCTAAATTTTATTGCAAAGTATGATTCAAATATTAAAATTTATGGGAAAACTGGTTTAATTGAGAATTATAATAAATCAAAATATTGTAATAAGGGAAAAGCATATGAGATGTTAAAAGAATTATTTGAAAATTTAGATACAAAACATATATTATTATCTTATAATAATGAGGGTATTATTGAATTTAATGATATTAAAAAGCTATTGCAAGAAAAAGGTAAAGTAGTATTATATAAAAAAATTTATAAGAAATTTAAATCAAATAATGTAGAAACAAATGCAAATGTATATGAATATTTGTTCCATTGTGAATTAAACGACACTAAATCATATAATGAAATTCTTATTGAATAATTCCTTTGGCACTTGTTCTTGTAGTTTATTATTTTCTTCCATTAATTCTTGAATTCTTTTATCATATGTTTCTTTTATTTTTTTACAATATATAATAGGATCGTACCAAAATGATTCACTTTTATTATTAGTTTCTTGTATTTCAAATACAGATAACATTGGAATATTTTTACCAGAATAAATTATATTTGTTTCTTTTTCTTTTTTACAAACTTGTCGTTTTTGTAAATTACAATGAGTACATAGACTCTGAAAATCTTCTAATTTTTGAGTTCTTATATTTAATACACGAATATCATCATAGAGGTCATTCTTATGGTCACATATCAAATCATATGTAGAACCACATACGACACAGCATTTTGTTTTATAATATTCTTTAATATCATCTCGAATAGGTCGCGAGGTCTTTGTAGTTTTCAAACTATGAATTTTTATTCCAACAATTCCTCGAAGAGTACTATCTACTGTATTTATAAATATAATAATCTCTTTTTGTTCTATTACTTCTTCATTATCAGAATATGTTTTATATTCTCCTGATTTCTTAATAACTGTATAATTAAATAATTTCCTAGAAAATCTATTTCCTATACCATTATTACCCCAATTAATCTCTGGATATTTTATAATTTCACTTCGAGAAATTATTTTTTTATAATTATCTGATATTTTTTTAATAAGAGTGATTAATTCTGTCTTTTTTGCCATAATTTTTAATAATTATTATTAATAATTATTAAATTTATCAATTTTTATTTAATGATTCTTATAAAAGGTGTAAAAGAATTACAGTGAACAATTTTTTTATGGGATAATATATATGGAAGATTATTATTTAAAATATTTAATTTACAAATCCAAATATTTAACATTAAAAGATGGTACTATACAAGATGGAGGAGCTATGAAATTTAGTTGTAATCCAAATACTAAATTTATTGATATTTGTCATCCAGATAAAAATGGTATGTATCATTCAAAAGAAAAATGTGTGAATGATTGTGAGAATAAATATATAAACACACATTTAATAAGAGCTAAATTAAAACATGAAGCTACTCAATTTAAATTATTTATTGATGAGTTGATAAAAGAGGATTTGACTATTTATATTAAGGGTGGTACAGTTTTAGGTCTTCAAATCCTTAAAATGTTATGTAATAAATATAATGGAAAAGAATTTGAAAATGCTTTTAATGAATTCTTAAAAACAGAATTAATTAGAGATTGGGATTTTGCTGCATATACAGAAACTATAATTAATGAAAGTTACCGTACAAAAATGGATAAACTTGCTAAAAAATTTAATTTGGCTCCAAGAGCAAAAACATTTATTTTATATCAAGCTAGATATCCTATTCGAATTAATGATCAAGCTTTATTTGAAATTGCATTATTAGATAATACTGATATTAATCTTGATTTAGAATTACCATTAACTACTATGAAAGTTAAAGTTAATAAAAAAAATATTAATTATATTTTTATGTTAGCAAAATGTTTTTCATCAAAAGACCCTATTGATTTGGATGTAATTAAATATATTATGAAAGATATTACTATTATAATCCCTGAAAATAAAAAAGGATTATTTAAATTTGATAAATTATATAGTGGCGAATTATCAAGTGATATGAAGACTCTGATTAGTGATATATCAAATAAAGATATTTACTTACAACAATTCTTGATAACTCATATACATGAACCTAATAGAATGTTCTATCGATTGTTAGAAAAAAATATTCCAAAAGTTAATAAAATAAATACATTTTTAAGAGAAACTAAATTAGAGACAAATCTTCCCTGGTTATTTGACCCACAATTTATATTAAACATTGTTAGTAAATTTATAGATTTAGTAGGTTCTAAAGTTTATAGTTTTATAAGAAAAGGGGATAAACAAATTGATATTATAAATAATATCGATGAGTTTTTTAATGGTATTAATCTATTTAGAATAGAAACAGAATATAATAATATTGGTTGTAAAGGTAGAGAATTAATAAAAGTATTATTTGTTCGAGTTTATAAAGAACTATTTCATAATAAAGAAGTTCCTAATATTGCTAATAGTAAATTAATTAAATTAATGAATTTTCTAATTAAACAAAAACTATTTGTATAAAATTTAATTGATTAAAATTTATTTTTTATACTTATTCAAAGTATTACGATTTTTTTTATCTTCTGGTTTAGCGTATTCTTCAAAATTTTTTATTATAATGTTATCAAATGCTTGTTCTAATGTCATATTTTTCCTATTATTTTCTACATCCATATCAAATGGATGTCTATCACAATCTTTACATAATTTATTTTTATTACACGTTATTTCTTGCCCACATTCAGTACATAATGTATGATTATTAGTTTTCATACAGTCCTTACATATATTTTTATTACATACTATACATTGATTTAAATTATCTTTCATATTATTACAAAATTTACAATTATCCATAAATATATAGATTATATTATCTTTATATATTTATTGATTTATAATATTTAAGGAGAGGTATAGTAAATCAACCAAAGTTTTTACAAAATTTTTACAAAAATATTACAAAAATTTTATAAATTTAGCTAGAGTTTTTTAACTGTTTACTTTAATTTAATTCATTTATAGTCATATTGAATGAACTAATAACAAATCGTTACAAGTATTTACTGACAATCCCACCCTAATTTATCTTCTAGCTTGAGGCTTGCTCCCTTGGGTTCTCTTTTGGATTATTGGGGGTGTGGCTTTGGGTGTGGCTTGGGGTGTGGCTTTGGGTGTGGCTTTGGGTGTGGCTGTGGCTTTGAACGTTGCATAGGGGTTGCTACCTCGTACCCTACCAAAGCTTTCATAAGAAGGATTCTCTTGATCATTTTCAGAACTAAATTCTTGTTCATCATTACCAAAGCATTCTCCATTTTCGCAACCAAATTCTTGTTCATCGGCAAAATGTTCTTCATCAGAACCGAATTCATTTTCACCGTTACTAAAGCACTCTCCATTTTCACAACCGAATTCTTGTTCATCGGCAAAATGTTCTTCACCATGAGACCCGAATTCATTTTCACCGTTTAGTTCAGGATCGGCAAAGTAGACATTGGTAAATTTAGCTGCTTGCTTAGCAACGGGTTTTGTGGTAGCAACTTGTTTAGCAGCAACTTGTTTAGTAGCGGGTTGTGTGGTAGCAACTTGTTTAGCAGCAACTTGTTTAGTAGCAACTTGTTTAGTAGCGGGTTGTGTGGTAGCAACTTCTTTAGGTTTGGTGCATTTGTAATCACCTTGAACGGAATAATGACAATTCATTATCATACTCTAGATTTTTTTTTAATTATTTATATATTTTTTATGAGTAAATCTTTATAAATAATTTATTATATATTTTTATCAAAATAAATACCAATTTTTTTAACATGAATAATATTAATTCTATATACTAGAATATACATATGTGATTTATCTTGTGATTTATCTTGTGATTTATCTTGTGATTTATCTTGTGATTTATTATTTAGTTAAAGATGATTGATTATTTAATAATTTTTTTAATTCATTTATTATATTCTTTTGTTCTTCTATTTTTGCTTCTAATTCAAGTATTTTTTTTTCATATTTTTTTAATGGTGTAATTTCTTCTTCCAAATTAGTTTTATCTAATAGTTTATCACGATGTGATAAATTGCTATTAGAATTTATAATTAATCTTAATACATTCATTACTTATAATTATATTTTATTATTAGTAAAACGCATACTATGTCTAAAAAAGTGAAAATTATATTATATGTACTATAAATACTTACAATTTAATGAATAAAATTATATTACATCAATTAATTGAGAAAATTGTAAATTCTAAAGTTGCTGATAAAACATTGCTAGTTAATAAAATTATTGAAGAAATGTCTGGATGTACTATTTATAATAAAAAAGAAATTTTAAAGAGATGTGTTAATATGGATAATAATAGATTTATACAAGAAGTTTGTAAAAATATACACATAGAATTAAATTTTGATAAATTTAAGGAATTGGGATTTTCTATTATTTTTGTAAATGATAATGTTCATGTATTATATAATAATACTATTGTAGATAGTAGTATTATTGATACAATTAATCTAGTCAACAAACCACAATTTTCAGAATTATATATTATGAATTTAAAAGATATCATTAATAAATTTAATAATATTGATGTATCAGTAATATATAATTGTTTAAATATTAATATGATTTATTGGAATCTCTTTAAAATCAAAGCAAAGAAAAAGTATAATGATATTCAAACTCATCTTAATACTTGTAATCATATTCATGATATTATTTCAGGTAATATTTATAAAGATACAAAAGCAATGATGGAATACCAACAGAATGAACCTGTGGAAAAACAAAGTTTTTTTGCTACAAAGTCAGATAATAAACCATATGATATTAATAATGAAATTTTTAGATTAGAAACAATGTCATACATGAATGATAACCAGGTTAATAATTTTTTAAGTATTGACGAAAGTGTAACTCTAGAAGAAAGTAAATTAGATTTTAATAGTACGGAGAGTATACTAATCTATATTAAAAAATTATTAGATGTAAATTTAGGCAATAATATGGGTATATTGTTTAAAATCTATTTTGCTAATAAAATTTTTAAGTGTCTTTTGAGTAGTAAAAACTTTCTTGCAACTAATCTAAATTTTATGTCTATTATTAAGAATAAGATTAAAGAGTTAGAATCAGAAGAAGTAATAATTAAGTTTACAGAAACTAATATTTCAAAAGATTTTATTAAAACTTTAGAAAAAACTAAAGAATTAATTGATAGTATTGAAAAGAATTCATAAATATAAATACGTTTTGATATATAAAATTATTTTATTATATATTATAATATGCATATTCATTTAGTACATAGATCAATGAGAATTTATGATAATACATCGTTAATATCTCAAATAAAAGTACATGGAAAAGTATTAGTAGTTTTTATTTTTACACCCGAACAAATATCTCCTAAAAAGAATAAATATTTTTCTAATAATAGTGTTCAATTTATGATTGAAAGTCTACACGAATTATCACAAGATGTTAAAAAATATGGTGGAAAATTACTATTTTTTCACGGTGATACGATACGAGTACTAAAGAGTATTCACAAAAAACAATTGATTGAAAGTATTTCTTTTAATTATGAATATACCCCTTATGGAAGAAAACGTTCAGATAATATTAACAAGTGGGCAAAAACTAAGAATATTATTATTTATGAAGAAGAAGATTACTTATTATTTAATTTATTGGGAGGTCATACTAATAAAAAAGATAATACTCCTTATTTAGTCTATACTCCCTATATGAGACACTTAACAGGAGAATTAGATGTTAGAGAGGTTAATAAGTTTCATAGCTTTGATTTTATAAAAGGGAAAGAATTAGAAGAAAATAAATACATATTAAATGAAAAAGATATAGATAATTTTTATATAGAGAATCCAAATATTAATGTTCATGGAGGTCGGTCTAATACCCTTAAAATTCTAAAAAAAATTGGTAATTATAAAGATTATAGTAATGAAAGAGATAATATGACTTATCGAACAACAATGTTAGGTGCTAGTAATAAATTTGGCACATGTTCAATCCGTGAAATATATCATACTATATTAGATAAACTGGGAAAGAATTCTGGTTTAATACGTGAATTGATATGGCGTGACTTTTATATGAATGTTACATACCATTTCCCTCACGTCTTGAAAGGAATGACAAGTGGTAAAAATATAAGTTACAGGAAA